CGGACTTTTACAAAGAATCACGTCCACATTTAAAGGTGTTTTGTAAGTTGTTGCAAGATATGTATGAAAAGAAAGTAATCAACGAAAAAACAGGCAAACCATACACCAAATTGATGATCAATATGCCACCTCGTTTGGGCAAATCAAGAACGCTACAAATGTTTTGCATATGGTGTTATGGAATCGATGCAAGTAACCGTATCATTGCATGTTCCTACAATCAACGAATCGTTACCAAGTTTTCACGAAATGTACGCAATGGGTTGATTACCAGTAAAGGATTACCACATGAAATTGATTACCATGACATCTTTCCAAACACATCTATACAAGACGGTAATGCATCAGTTATGGAATTTTCAATTGAGAATCAATTTAACAGTTTCACGGCAACAAGCATCGGGGGAACGTTGACGGGTACAGGTGGTAACATCTTTATTATTGATGATCCAGTAAAGGATGCATATGAAGCATTTAACGAAAACCGTCTACAAGATATATGGGAATGGTACACAGGCACCACACTTTCCCGTGTGGAAGGATCCAACGAAGATTCAAGGGCATTGATGCAAATCATCAATATGACACGTTGGAGTAAAGGGGATATGTGCGGACGTATCTTATCAGATGAAGTAGAAGCACAAGAATGGTATGTGTTTGTAATGAAAGCATATGACGAACAAACAAATACGTATTTGTGCGAAGAACTATTACCAGCAAGTAAATACAAAGAGTTGGAACGCAATGTGGATACGGCAATATTTAAAGCGAACTATTTGCAAGAACCCGTAAGCATGGAAGGTAGATTATATAAACAGATATTAACATATGAAAAATTGGTGGAATTTGAAGAGATATTGGCATATGTCGATACGGCAGATACAGGCAGTGATTATTGGGCAATGGTGGTTGGGGGTAGAACCAAACAAAAGGATTTATACATATTGGACATCTACTTTACCAAAGATGATTCAACCATTACAGAAAAAGAAACGGCACGAAAGTTGATAGAGATCCAAAAACAATACGATATGCCGGTTAAATGCACGATAGAGAGTAACAGTGCAGGGGGAGTTATTGCACGAAACATTGAACGGATTATTAAAGAAGAATACCAAAACAAAAAGGTATCCATACAAAAATTACACCAAAGCAAAAACAAACATGCACGGATCATATCACATGCATCCGTGATACAAGAACACGTTTTATTTCCCGTCAATTGGAAGGGCAAATACAAAGAGTTTTATGCACACATAACGGACTTTCAAAAAGATGAAAAAGCAAATCCACATGATGACGGTGCAGATGCATTAACGGGTCTTGTTGAAATTATGGATAAGGTAGGAACCGTTAAGGCAGTTATGCGAATTTAAAAGGGGTGATTGAAAGACATGTTGAATTTAAACAATGCATTTTTGCAAGGCATAAACGAACAAATTTTATACAGTATCAATGATGAGTTATCACGTGAACAATTGATGCAATCATTGGGTAAAATTGCAATGAAGAGTGTGAACGATACAATCATTAAAGCATTGATTGTGGAACATTCACCAAAACGCAACAAGATGATCAAAATGTATAACGAATACAAAGGGGATGTGGACATTACAAAACGTACCACATCAAACCCGGACAAAATCAACAACAAATTGGCAAATGATTACCGTGGTGTGATCATTGACCAACCCGTTGCATACATGTATGGTATTCCAGTAACGGCACAAGTGGACAACACCAAATACACTGATTTGGAATATGCAAAAAACAACGAACAGGTACAAGACTTTTTCTTACGTTCACATGCCAAAAAGATGATTAAACAAGCAGGTAAAATGGCAGGTGCATGTGGATATGGTGCATTTCTTGCATATTTAGATCGTGAAGGGAAAACAAAGTTTACAAACATAAATCCATGGGAATGTATCTTTATTTACAATCAAGAAACCATGGAAATTATGGTGGCAATGAGATATTACACGGAAAAGGATGTTGATTTAAACGGCAACATCATTGAAAGAACACGTGTTGAATGGTACGACAATGAAAAGATTATGTTTTGGGTTACAGATGATAACGGTACATTCTTCCCGGATGTAAATGTTGTGGATCCAAAATTGGGAATCGGAGTTAAACAACACTTCTTTAAATACATTCCACTCATTGAAGTACCAAACAATGAAGAACGTATTGGAGATTTTGAAAAGGTTGCAAAGGATATTGATGCATATGATCGTTTGTTATCGGATGCACAAAACGAAATTGAATCGTTCCGTAATGCGTACATGGTATTTAAGGGAAACATTACAGTGGATCAAGAATTGTTGGATGCAGTACGACAAAGTGGTGCAATGGCAATACCAGCAGATGCAGACGTAACCTTTTTAACAAAGCAAATCAACGACACGGCAATTGAGAATCAAAAGAATACACTAAACGAAAACATTTATAAGTTTTCAAATCGTGTAGACATGTCGGATGAACGTTTTTCCGGTGGTACAGAAAGTGGAGAATCACGAAAATGGAAATTGTTAAGTTTAGAAAATGATTGCATCAATAAAGAAGTAGAAATGGAAAATGCATTAAAGAATTTGATGAAGGTTGTATGTTCCAATTGGGAGATCCTTGGATTGAATCTTGATTACTTGGATGTATTCTTTACATTCAAACGTAACATTCCAATTGACCTTTCCTATGAAGCAGATGTACAACAAAAATTAAAAGGATTGGTCAGTGACAAAACCCGTCTTGCACTCTCTCGTATTGTGGATGATGCAGATTACGAGATTGAAACCATGCAAGATGAAGCAATGGACAATGTTAATTTGGACAATGTACAACTACCAAATCAAACGGATCCAAACCAAACACCAATTGTGGGTGGTGGAGTAAATGGCACAAAGTAACCCGTACGAAGACTTGGAAGCAATTATGTCTGCAAAGATAAAGACAGCAGAACAAGCACACCTACAAAATTATGCCCTTTTATTGAAAGATTTAAGGGCATATTTACAAGGGTTGTACGACAAATTGGGTGTTGATAGTTTAACCTATAGTGAAATGCAAAAATATGATCGTATGAAAGCATTGGAATTATACATTATGGACTTGTGCAAAAAGTACATGTTGGATAATAACGATACCCTTTCAAAGTTGTTGCATGATGCATTTTCCGAAAGTTACTATTACACAGGATTTGTGTTAGAGAGAATTGCACAACAAAAACTTGCATACATTCCTCTTGATAAAAAAGTGATTCATGCAAGTATTGAAAATCCGATCAGTGGTATGAAATTATCCACACGACTTGAAAGGCATCGTGCCGATATCGTTGCACAAATTAAAAGTCAGATCACACAAGGACTTGTGCAAGGCGAAGGGTATACAAAAATGAGTAAACGAATCAAAGATACATTGGACGGCAACGCAACCAAAGCAATTACGGTTGTGAGAACCGAAGCACACAGGGTACAAAATGATGGCCGTTTACAATCTATGCAACATGCAGAAAAGAAGGGGTTGCAACTGCAAAAAATGTGGGTGGCATCTCTTGATGATCGCACAAGAAAATCACATGCAAAATTGGACGGGCAAGTGGTGGATATTGATAAACCATTTGTGGTGGACGGACACAAGGCAATGGCACCTAACAAGTTTGGAAGACCGGAACTTGATATTAATTGCAGGTGCAAGATTGTTGAACGTGTCGTGGGGTTTGATTATTCACAAGTGGAAGAAAAACGCACGTCTTGGGATTACCATGCACGTGAATCCAAAACCATACCCTATGATACATATGATTCATGGGTAGAAAACAGGTTATACAATTCAAAATAGATTCACCAAATTTTAAATAGATGCACTTTATGGGGTGATAAACAACATAAAGGGCACGAAAGGGGCAGATAATTATGGATTTTGAACAAGTAAAATCATTTATTGAAAGCAACAAAGATACAAGTGAGGAAGTACAAGCATATTTACAAGGATTCACAAAAGAAGTTGAAAAACCGTTGGACGTTACAAGCATTGAAAAATACTTGAATGAAAACGAAGATGCAAAGAAATGGTATCAATCGCAACGGGATTCGTACTTTAATAAGGGTCTTGAAACATGGAAGACCAACAACCTTGAAAAATTGGTTGAACAAGAAGTGATCAAACGCAACCCAACCAAATCAGAAGCAGAAATGAAAGTTGATACGCTCTTAAAAGAGTTGGAAGCACAAAAGCAAGAAGCAGTAAAAGAGAAGTTACGCAACAAGGCAGTGGGGGTGTTGAATGAAAAGAAACTTCCAATATCCTTAAGCGAAATCCTTTTAGGGGGTGATGAAGAAAGCACATTAAGCAACATCGGCAAGTTTGAAGAAGAGTACAAAAAGGCAGTACAAGAAGAAATTGAAAGACGTTTTGCACAAGGTGGAAGAGATCCAGGTGCACAAAACGGTACACCTGCAACATTCACTATGGAACAAATCGAAAAGATGACACCGGACGAAATCAACAAAAATTGGGCAGTTATTTCAAAGGTGTTAGGAAGTAAGTAAGAAATAGTATATAAACAATTACACATTTAAACTAAAAGGAGTGGTTATTTAATGGCAACTGAAAATTTTAAACCCGTATTATGGAGTGCACGTCTACAAGCAAACTTGGACAAACAACACGTATTTGCAAATCCTGCAATCGTAAACCGTGATTACGAAGGTGAAATCAAAAATGGTGGTACGTCTGTAAAAATCAACACAATGGGTGATATCACCATTGGCAACTATGACAAAACTGCAGGAGTTGGAACACCACAGGAACTTGATTCCAACCAAACAATTCTTGTAATTGATCAACAAAAATACTTCAACTTTGCCGTTGATGATGTTGATGCCGTACAAGCAAATGTAACTCTTGTTGACAAAGCAATGGCACGTGCATCTTATGCACTTTCCGAAGTAACAGATAAATTCATCGCAGGATTGTACACAGGTGCATCTGCATCCAATCTTGTTGGTGATGATGCAACACCGGTTCAAATTACAAATGCAGATCAAGCATATGCACAAGTATTAGAACTTAAAAAGAAATTGGACAAAGCAAACGTATCGAAAGTTGGCCGTTGGATCATCCTTGATACTGATTTCCTTGGTTTCTTGGTATCTGATTCCCGTTTTGTTTCCAATATGCAACTTGGTCAAGGCGTAATTGAAAATGGATCTATTGGACGTATCCTTGGATTTGACGTATTTGAATCCAACAACGTACCAAACGTAACAGGTGCAAACGCTAATACCAAAATTCTTGCAGGACATCCGTCTGCTATTACATATGCAGAACAGTTGATTAAAATTGAAGCATACCGTCCTGAAGGATCTTTCTCGGATGCCGTTAAAGGTCTTATGGTATACGGTGCAAAAGTTGTTCAACCGTCAGCACTTGCAGTATTGTCGTACAAACTTTAATAAATAGCACGGAAAGGGATTTTATCAGATCCCTTTCCTTTTTTAAGGAAGGGGAGATAAAACCAAATGGAATTTAAAAACATCGTAACCGGTGTTGTGTTTACAATCACCGATACAGAACATCAACGTGTGTTAAAAGCAAACAAGGATTTTGTAGTGGTAGAAAAGGTTGAAAAAGAACCAGTGGTGGAACCTACACAGGAGAAGAAACCACGAAAAAAAGCATAAGGGGGAATGTTTAATGGTAACGGTAGAAGACATTAAAACAACCCTTGGCATTGATTCAAGTGATGTTTCAAAGGATACACTTATTGCACGTGAAATTGAGAGGGCAAAGGCATGGTTGATTTCATACACCAACAACCAAACAATCTTTGATGTACAAGATTTCTTTATTGACGATTGTATGGATTATTTGGTATGTAGACGTATGAATGTAGACACCAGCAATGCAAACAGTGCAGGGAAAGTATCGGAAAGTGTAGGTACATCAACGGCATTTTCTAATGACATACCACTTGATATGAAAAAGGGTTTGGGAAGATACACAAAGGTGAAGTTTATATGAACAAAGAACGTGTTGAAATCATGCAAAAGATAACGTCACAGAACGCAATGGGTATACCACAAGAAACATTTACATCTATTAAAACGATCGGAACGGACTACATCATGCCGTATTCGGATGCAAGTGCACTTAAGGACTTTGGATTCATTGTGCATACAACGCACCGTACATACACACATGTGGAAGTTGTACCCGGATCCTTTTTAAAAGATGCAAAAGGGAATGTATACCGAATCAATCAAGTTGCAAGATATCCACGTATCTTTGCTTTAGTATTGGAGTGGTTGCACCGTGAAAACAATTAAGGTGGCAGTCACCAGCAAGGTAAATGTTAAAACGCTTTTTGAAGACCTTAAAAGGGAAGTTGATAAAGCAGTTAACACAGGTGCAATTTTGATCAAAGCAGAAGCAGTGAAACAAGCACCATCCGATTTATCAAATCTTGCAACTTCAATTGAAGTGTTTGAAGAATCAAGCGGGGATAAAATCATTTACCGTGTTGTTGCACAAGCAGAATATGCAAAGGCAGTAGAGTACGGAAGCAAACCACACACACCCCCTTTGGATGCAATCCTTGAATGGGGGAAACGCAGAGGAATGACACAAGAACAAGCGTATTATGTATGGAAGGCAATACGCAAGTATGGCACAAGACCACATCCATATATGGCACCGTCCTTTCATATGTATGAAGACATTGTTGTGGATTTGGTGAAAAAAGCAGTAAAGGGGGTTGTATAGATGCCGTTGGAACAAGAATTGTATGAACTATTAAAAGGAGTATGCTCGACATATACCTTTGAAGTGGATGAAACCAATGATGTGTTTCCATACATCTTATACATTCCACTTAACACCAAAGCACACATGGCATATGATGACACAGAACAGGGATTGGACACATACCATATGATTCATTTATTTACAAATGGATATGACACCAATACCAGGGATGTCTTGAAAGACGCATTATATACTTTAAACGATAAATACGATGTTTCCATTAACGATGTATCAAGTCAATTGGAAGATAAAAAACAAACATCAAGTGGAATGGTAAGCATTTTTCGTTTTAAGTTTGATGTGAAAATAAGTAAAATATAGATCCAAACATTATAAGGGGGTATTTTATTATGGCAGGTAAAAAAGTATTTGGTTTAAAATCGGTACACATCGCACCACTTTCCACAGACACAGACACAGGACACACGTATGGTGCAATTCAACAAGTATTTGGTGCACAAGAATTTACGTTATCCGTTAAATCGGAATCCTTTACATTAGAAGGTGACGATAGCATTCTTGCACAAGAAGCAGTAATGCAAGGGTTTGAATTTAGTTTTAAAAATGCACTCATTGATCTTGCAACACTACAAGCATTAGAAGGTGGAACACTTGCAGATATCATGAGCACAGATGCAACACCCGTTAAAATCGGACAATCCTACCAAAACAAAACAGGAGATGCAAACTTCCCATATTTCGGACTTGTTGCACGTTCCACAAAAAACGGAGAAGATTTTAAAGTTGTATTGCACAAATGCACCGTTGAAGGTATCGAATTTTCCATGGTAAATAAAGATTTTGCCGTTGCAAGTGGGAAAGGTACTGCAATTGCACGTGCACATGACGGTGTAATGCGTACGATCATGTCACTTGATTCAGCACAACCAACAACGGTTGAAGATTTACAGTAAGTATGGGCATAACCCCTTATTCACGTTTTGGGTAGGGGGTTTTACCTTTTCTTGAAAAAGTAGTTAAATTTATTAACCAATAAGGGGGCAGTTAAAATGAAAGGTAAACAATTAAAAGGGAATGACCATATCACACTTCTTGACGGTAATACTTATTCGTTTAAGTATAGTTTCAATTCATTGGTGGAACTTGAAGAACGATATGGGGCAATTGAAAACATCGAAAAGCAGTTTAAAACAATCAATTTAAAAAACATCCGACACCTTATTTATGCAGGTTTAATTGATGAAAAGGAACTAAACGAAAAGCATCATTTGACAGAAAATTATGTGGGTGCACACTTTGATTTACAAACCATTCAACAAACAGTGGGTATGATCAATGAAGCATTTACACGTGCATTTGGAAGTGGAAAAAACGGACAAATGGAAATACAAGAAGAAATACCGGAGAGTGCAAAAGAGGCATTGGCAGAAGCTAAAAAAAAGGACTAATGCAAGACACAAACGGATTTGATTGGGCAGGGTGGTATTACATCGGCCGTGTAATGTTTTATATGACCGAACGGGAATTTTGGGGTGCAACCCTACTTCAATTAACAACACTTTGTGATCAACATGATCGTTTCAACAAATCCGAAGATGACAAGGGTGCAGATTTATTTTAAAGGGGTGGTGAAATGGCAAATAATGATTTTCAATTAAGTGTTGGCATTGATGCAGATTTATCCCCTATAAAGTCTGCATTGGCAAGTTTGCAAACATCTATTGGTGCAGTTGGGGGTGCAATGGATTCTGAAATCAATCCACATGTATTTGTGGATGCAGAAAAAGGGATCCATTTAACGGCAAATTCGGCACAAGAGTTGATCCAAAAAATGAAGGGTGCAGGGGCAACCATGGAAGATATGAAAAAGGTTGCATCAAATGCAGGTACAACCATTGAACAAGCACTCGATAAAGGTGCAGAATCAGCAGATAAGGTAAAGAAAAAAGGGGAAGAAAACGTTGTAACATGGGGTAGTGTAATTGGCAAAGTAAAAGAATTGGCCGTTGCATTTGTTGCACTGAAAACAGTGGGTGAAAGCTTAAGTTTTGCTAATGATATATCGGCAGGTGTAGGAAAACTTCAAGCACAGTTAGGTATTACAGAAGCAGAAGCACAAAAATTTGGGGCAGTTGGCAAGGAAGTATTTTTGGCAGGTTGGGGAGATTCCATTGATGAAGTAACAGGAGATATGGGCAAACTTCACCAAAACATACAAAACGTTTCCGATGCAACGGCAAAAGATATTTTAACCAGTGCAGAAACGATAAAAAAAGCATTTGGAGTTGAAGTAGATGAATCAACCCGTACATCTTCTGTATTGATGAAAAACTTCGGAATTGACGGACAACATGCACTTGATTTGATCACAGTGGGAATGCAAAAGGGTGGGGATTTCTCGGGTGAACTTTTGGACACCATGCGTGAATATTCACCACAGTTTAAGGCAATGGGTTTTTCGGCAGACGGCATGTTAAATACACTTATCAAGGGTGCACAAAGTGGTGCATTTAACCTTGATAAAGTAGGGGATGCAGTTAAGGAATTTAATTTACGTGCAAAAGACGGAAGTGTGACAACGGCACAAGGGTTTCAAATGATCGGTTTGGATGCAAACAAAATGGGTGAAGCAATTGCAAAGGGTGGAGATTCAGCACAACAAGCATATAATGCAACCATTATGGCACTTGCAAATATGAAGGATCCAGTACAACAAAACATTGCAGGGGTTAACCTCTTTGGTACGCAATGGGAAGATTTGAGTAAAAATGTTGTTCTTGCAATGAGTAGTGGAACAAATGCATTGGGTACCATTGACGGTGCAACCAAAAAAGCAGGAGATGCATTACAAAACAATACAGGTGCAAAACTTGAAAAATTAAAACGAAGTTTCCTTGATGCAGGGGGAACCATTGCAATGCCGTTGATTGACGGGTTAAACAGTGTATTACCAAAAGTAATTGAATTTATCGGAAAGATAAAAGATGCATTTTCAAAAGGTGGATTGCGTGGGGTACTTGAAATGGTATTTCCAAAAGACATTGCAGATTCCATTGCAAACATCATAAGTGCAATTACAAATGCAATTGGTACGTTCGTTAATTTCTTAAGTGCAAATTCAGATACCATAACATCCATAATGGGTGCAATATTAGATGTTATAAGTGGATTGTATACATTTGTGAGTAACAATTTTAGTACAATCATCGCACTTGTTGCAGGGGTTGTGGGTGCATTCATCGCATTCCAAACCATCAGTTTTGTTGCAGGAGTGATGACGGCAATCAGTACGGCAGGTGGTATTCTTGCAGCAGTAATGGGGGTATTAACACCAGTAACGGCCGCATTTGGTGCAGTGTTGGCATTTATCACATCCCCTATTGGGATCATTGTTATTGCAATTGGTGCACTCATTGCAGTTGGTATATTGTTATGGAAAAATTGGTCAAGTGTCAGCAATTTCCTAATGGGCATTTGGCAAAGCATAAGTGATTTTGCAATGTCGGTATTCTCTGCAATTGGAACGTTCTTTACCAATATTTTTACAGGTATTTCAACATTTATTCAAACCGTGTGGCAAGGCATTGTGGACGGATTCAATGCATTCGTTGCAATTTTCCAACCGATATTCCAGGCAATATGGACAGTGATAAGCACCATTTTTATCACAACTTTTGAAACGATAAAAGCGTATTTACTCGCAGTGTGGGAATTTATAAAAATCATATTTGGCACGGCACTTGGCATTATTGTTGCAATTTTTACAGGTCAGTGGGATAAAATCGGTGCAATTTTGCGTACGGCAGGACAAATGATTATGAACGTGATCACGAATTTGTGGGAAACGGTGAAAGGTTTATTTAGTGGTGCCCTTTCGGTTATTTCAAATGCAGTATCCGGGGCATTAACATATGTACGCAATTTGTTTAGTTCGGCAGTGTCTGCGGTAATCGGCACGGTTTCCAACATGGTTTCAAGTGTGGGCAACTTCTTTTCAAACTTATGGTCAAGTATCACAAATACAGTATCCAACATGTGGACAGGCATTAAAAATTTCTTTATCAATGGAGTGAATGATGCGAAAACAACGGTAAGCAATTTCGTTGAATCAGTTGTTGGATTCTTCACAGGATTACCGGGACGTATTACACAGTTTGGTAAAGATTTGATCACGGGATTTTTAGACGGTGTGAAAAGCATGGGAACATGGTTAAAAGATAAGATCGTTGCATTTATTGATGATCATATTCCGGGACCCATAAAGTCACTTTTGGGCATAAATAGTCCTAGTAAGCTTTTCCGTCAATTTGGACAGTGGACAATGCAAGGATATTCGATTGGTGTCGAAAAAGAAGGAAGCAACGTTAAAAAATCCGTTGAGGATGTGTTTAGCAATCTTCCAGACGGAAAACAATTTGATGTTGGATTTAATACCGAATCATTTAACAACGCAATTGCACAAGCAAATAAAGCACAAGCAAGTATTGCATCATCTTATGCAATGCAAAACAATGTAAATGTTCGTGTGTATATGGATTCAGATGATGTTACAGATAAAGTGGAATTGAAAATGGCAGGTAAGGTAAACAACGTGTTGGGGGGTCGGTTGTTCTAATGAGTACCATTTTACAACGTTCAAAAATAGAATTGACCAACCCTTCTAATGGGTTGGTCTATGAAGTGAAGAGTTTTACCGACATAAAAATAAAACATTCTTTCGATAACAAAATTGCAAATTTCTCGGTATCATGTGAATTTTTTGATGATACGGATGTGAAACAATTTAGTGTTGGAACAGAAGTTAGGATTTGGACAGGCAAAAAGGATGAGGAATTGGAACAAATCTTTACAGGGATTGTTTCAGAAGTACCACGAAGCATTGACGGGATCAAACGCATTTATGAATTTAGTGGCACAGACCTTGGAAAGACACAAAACGTACTTGTAAATGAAGTGTATTTGGTGGGTACGTACTACCATGATATTTTCACAGACCTTATGACAAAGTACGGGGCAAAGGTTGGATATGGTATTGGAAATGTGGTACCAACATTATACAATGTACAAGATGAGTTGAAATTTAAAAACAAACATCTTTATACCGTATTGGAAGAAATTTGCGATGCAATTGATTACACCTTTTCAATGGATATTGATAAGAACATATCCTTTTATCCTTCCACTTCCATTACGTCAGATATTGTTTTAACCAATAACATGTACACAAAAGGATCCAGCAAATTCTCTCTTGATATGTCAAGACTTGTGAACTATTTGGTGGTACGGGGTGGAACAGGTACATCGTTAGACGAAACAATCCAATTTCACGGTGACGGGTTAAATTCGTTGTATCCACTTTTACGCAAACCTCGGCAATCGTCTACAGGTGGGGTTAACGTTACATTAAATGGTGTATCGCAAAGTGTGGGTATTGAGAATATCGACAAAACGGGGAAAGATTGTTTAATTAACTTTTCCAATAAAACAATCCAATTTTTCAATAAAGCAGATATGACAAAAAAGATATTAACGGCAAGTGATTTGGTGGGGGTTACATATGAATATGAATTTCCACTTGAAACAATTATGCAAGATACAGAAAGTCAATTGACGTATGGATACTTTGAAGATACGGTGACATTCAACACGATTCTCGATATGGTTGCATTACGTGATAAAGCAAAGTTGCATTTAAACAAATACAGTAAACCCATTTTGACAGGTGAAATTACCACATGGTTGAATCATTGGAATGCAGGGGATTTGGTGCAAATCAACATCAACACAAACAATGGCACATGGGTAAATGATACCTTACAGGTGACAGAAAAAAACATATCCATACGTCCGAATTTCATGGAAGTTGGATACAGTTTTGAACAAAAACCAAACATGACAGGACTTATAAAATCCATTGTTGAACGGTTACGTGCACTAGAAACAGAAGAAAACAGTACCGTTGAACAATTTGATATATTTACCGATTCATTTGCCGTAAACGATACGGTGAAGATCACAACACGCACCACACGTTTTGCAATTGGTTCTTCAACCATTGGATCCGTGATTTAAGGGGGGATAGCATGAAAGATACATTGCAGATTATTGGAACGGTCACCATTTATGACGGCAAAAAAGAAGACGGAAAAGTAGTTAAAACATATAAAAACATGTTCTTGGATAGTGGAAAACAAGCAATCATAAGCATGTTAATTGGAAGCACTACAAGCGTATATGGAATTGGGTACAATTACTTGGTGATTGGTGACGGAAAAGTGGCAGTATCAGCACAAGACATAAAACTCGGCAATGAACGATTTCGTAAAACCATTTCATCCGTTACCGTTTATGGTAACCGTATTATTGTAGATGTATTCATTGACAATGTGGATGCAAACTTTCAAGACGGAAGTGGAAATGCAACCAATTGGAAAGAACTCGGTCTTGTCAGTGGGGGAAATTTAGGCACACCAAACAGTGGCACCCTTTTAAATCGTGTCTTGATTGATGAAGTAAAAACCAATTCAAACAGTAAAACAATATCATGGGAAATATCCATAACGTAAAAGGGGTGAGAATATGGCATTACAAAAGAAATTGGAACGGGTTTATACAGGGAACACCTTAACGCAAGACAATGTAAATGAAATGGTGAACATTTTGAGTGGGTTAATTTCCTTAAATGCATCGGTTGGATCCACAAGCGTATCCATGACAGGTGGAACGTATGACAAAAGCAATATGACCATTACACGAAACAGTGACGGTACCATTGCATCCATTCGATTATCCGTACGTGAAAAGGCAGATAATGTACCATTTAAAACGGTTGATTATCAAAATTATACAAACGCAGACATTACACGTGCAGATACAACTAGTGATTATGCACTTTTAAAACCAACAGGTACAACCATACCAAAGAGTTATTACAGTTTAACAAGTGACGGAAAAGTATCATTTGGATCCGTGCAAATATACGACACGTTGTATGTAACAGGATTGGAATACTCGGTTGTGTATAACATTGTTTTCACACGTGATGTAAATGGTGAGATTACAAACATTACAAATACAATTGATACATCCAATACGGCATTATAAGGGGGTTAGAAAATGGATTTAAGCAGTATTATTTCAGTGTTAGAAACAAACCAATTACGAAGCATTGTAAATGGAATCAAAAAAGATGTTTCACAACTTGATTACACGCTTTATAACGTTGT